AACGACCACACGGGACAGGCACAGACTGAACAGCACCTTTGGGCAACACCCAAAAAGGAGTATCACAAGCCATATCTAACGAAGCGTTTTGATTTGTCTCATGATAAGAAACTGACGTTTTCTATGGGTGAACTTACTCCTTCTTGTGTAATGGAGTGTTTACCGGGTGATGATTTTCAGATTAATTTTGTTAATATGCTTCGTTTTATGCCTCTTGTTGCGCCTGTCATGCACAAGGTTCGCGTTAAGACTGAGTATGGTTTTATTCCTAATCGTATTTTGTGGTCTGGTTGGGAGGATTTTATTACTGGCCAATCTGCCGAGGAGGCCCCTTATATTCTTATTGATGATGCTGTCCAAGAAGGTAGTGTTGCGGATTATCTTGGGATTCCCCCCGGTGATTACTCCGTAGGCCCGCTTCGTGTTTCTGCTTTTCCTTTCGCCGCTTACTATAAAATGTACGATGATTGGTATAGAGCGCAATATTTTAATGCTGAGGAGTTTGTTCCCCTTGTTCCCGGTAATAATACTACTGCTTATGCTAAGGCTTTGACCAATGATCCCCTTAAGCGTGCTTGGGAGCATGATTATTTTACTAGTGCTTTGCCTTTCACTCAGCAGGGTAGTGATGTTTCTTTGCCTTTGGTTAATCAACAGGACATAGAGGTTGAGCATCGTTGGAATGGTGGTAGTCCTTTGTCCGTTGATACTGGCTTGATTCGTCGCGCTGATACTGGAGCCGTTTTTAATGCTGGCGGTGGTGCTATAACTATTGCTGTTGAGGATGGTCCTACTCCTTTGATTTCTGGGCTTCGTGCTGCTGGCAATCCTGTTTCTTATGATCCTAATGGTACTTTGGTTGTTGATGTTCAGGCTGAGGCTGCTACTATTAATGATTTGAGAGAGGCGTTTGCTTTACAGTCGTTTCTTGAACGTTCTTTGCGTGGTGGACTTCGTTATTTTGAGCAGTTGTTTTCCCATTTTGGCCAGCGCTCCCCTGATGCTCGTTTGCAGCGTTCTGAGATTATAGGCCGCGCTATCCAAAACATGACCATTTCTGAGGTTCTTTCTACTGCCCAGACTGAGGCTGATTCTACTATTACTCCTGTCGGCCAAATGGCTGGTCATGGTATTAGTGTTGGAGGGTCTGAAACTATGCGTTACCATTGCGAGGAACACGGTCATATTATTGGTTTGATTTCCGTTATACCCGACACTGCGTATCAGCAGGGCATTAACAAGATGTTTTTTAAGGATGATCGCCTTGATTACGCTTGGCCTGATTTCTCCAATTTAGTAGAGCAACCTGTTTATAACACGGAGTTATTTGCTCTCGATGCTACCGTGCCCTACAATAAGGATGGTATTTTTGGTTATATGCCTATTTATAGTGACTATCGCTACATTCCTTCACAAGTGGCTGGCGCTTTCCGTTCTAATTTGTCGTTTTGGACTTTGGGGCGTATTTTTGATCCTGCTGCCCCTCCTGCTTTGAATGCTGAGTTTATTACCGCAGATCCTTCTACCCGTATTTTTGCTGTTACCGGTGAGGGTAATGATACTATTTTGGCCCAAGTGTTTAATGCTCATAGTGTTGTTCGTAAGTTGCCTCGTTTTGCTGTACCTTCAACGCTTCGTTAGATATGGCTTGTGATACTCCTTTTTGGGTGTTGCCCAAAGGTGCTGTTCAGTCTGTGCCTGTCCCGTGTGGTCGTTGCCCTCCGTGTAAAAAGCGGAGGGTTGACGGCTGGGTGTTTCGTCTTCTCCAAGAGGAGAAACGTTCTTTGTGTGCTCGTTTTGTTACACTTACTTACGCACCCCATTCTGTTCCTGTTTCACCCAATGGTCATTTAACTTTGTCTCGTGGTGTTTTTGTCGAGCAGCCTGACGGCACTAAAAAGTATAAGAGTGGTGACCTTCAGTTGTTTTTTAAGCGCCTTCGTAAGGCTTTGCCGGGTGTTGATGTTCGTTATTATGCTTGTGGTGAGTATGGGGGCGGCATTGGTGCTCGCCCTCATTATCATGCGATTATTTTTAACGCTCCTGATGATGCCATTTTTGACGCTTGGAAACTTGATGGTAAGGCCATTGGCAAGGTCGATATTGGTGACGTTTCCGGCGATAGTATTGCCTATACTATGAAGTATATTGACAAGGATGCTGTTGTTCGTGGTCGTCGTGATGATGATCGTGTCCATCAGTTTGCTGTTATGTCTAAGGGCCTTGGCGATAACTATGTTACCCCTGAGATTGTTGATTTTCATCATGATGATTATTCTAGGCTTTATCTTGTCCGTGACGGTGGTCACAAGGTTGCCATGCCTCGTTTTTATAAGGATCGTATTTACAATGCTGACGATGGTGGCCACCAAAGGTGGCTCATTCAAACGGCTGTTGATGCCAAGGAGGCTGATAATTATCAGCAATACACTGTTAAGTATGGTGATAACCCTAATTATACTTATGCACAGTATGTAGAGAGCCAACGGTTGGCTCGTTATAAATCATTTTATTCACAACAACGCAAACGCGATAAGTTATGAAAAAGAACAAAGTTGTCTCTTTCGCTAATTTTGTTTTACAACCCTACCACCTTGAGTCTAATCACGGGATTTCTGAAACTGTCCCTGATATGACTATCTCCATTCGTGAACAATATAATCGCGCCCAGTCTGGCGGTCGTGTTAAAACTAATTCCGATGACCTTCCGAACATTCCTTATGGATTGTCTGATATTGATGTGGATAACATACATCGTATGGATAAGATCGAAAAGCACCTTGCCTCCAGAAGAGTAGCGGATTTTGTTGCCGATTCTCGCGGTCGTTTGTCCACTTCTATTAAGGCCGCTGAAAAGCAGGCTATTATTGACGAGTATCGTCGTTCTCAGGCTCCACCGCCCCCACCTATCAATGAGGGCCCTTCTACGTAGCTCTACGCATTTAAAGCGCATTTTTTACTTACTGCGGGGGTAGGGCCCCCCGTAGTAGGTAAAAAAGCGCAGCCCGCGGCAGGCGTTCTACAAGGGGTGTAACTGTCACGCTATCTGTATGCGTTTTAACGTTCCCCGTTCGTTTCGTCGATGAAATTTGTACGTTAGTCTATTATAAGCCATATACCTTGTTGTATTATGGCTTATTGACACCAACGTGTCAATTATTCTATTATCTTTGTGGTGTTATTTAAGTGGAGCGTAGCGGAACGCGTTATCTCCACAAGGGTATATGTTCTTTGACATGTTGGTTAATGTTGTCTAATTCCAATTGTTCCACGTGGAACATATTTTCTCACTTTCAAATTTCTTCAATTATGAATCATTCCTATGGCCGCAGGCGCGGCAATCGTTCACGCGGTCGTAACCGCAATTTCTTCACGGTACCCCGTGGTGGTATCCGCTTATGAGGTACTTTATCGGTTGGTTCTCTCCTAATGCTCCTCCTTATTATCTTTCTTTTACTAGATGGTCTGGGAAGTCTGGTCTTCGCGCTCGCCATCTATACAAATCGCGCTTTTATTATGGATTTAAAACCTTTGCAGGATCGCAGGCTTGAGAATCTTGATTCTGCGATTCTTTATTTTTCTCGTCGTATACTTCAAGTTCAAAAGGCCCGTGATAAGGCTTCTTTGCTTGTTATGCAGACCGAGGCCCATATTCCTGAATTTCATGACTATGCTCAACGTTTGGCTATCGCTGATAATGAGATTAAGGTTTTGAAGGATGTGGTGAACTACCTTAAACTTTGTTGATTATGCCAGTTGATCCTATTTCTATTGCTTCTGCTGCGTCTAATATCCTTCCTTCTCCTTCTGATTATTTTAATGTCGCTTCCACCTTGTTTACCAATCGTCAAAATCAGAAATTTTCTGAGAAGATGTATTCTAGGCAGTACAAGGATACTGTTGATTTTTGGGGTATGCAGAATGAGTATAATTCGCCTGCTGCCCAGATGCGTAGATTTGAAGAGGCTGGCCTTAATCCTAATCTTGTTTATGGTCAAGGTAATTCTGGTAATGCTTCTTCTCTTAGCACGCCTGATGTGGTGCCTGTTAACCGTCGGGAGCCGCGTATTGAAGGCGGTCGCCCTGATGTTCTTGGTGTTTTGCTCGGTCAAGCTGATTTGCGTATTAAGAATGCTCAAGCTAAGAATCTTGAAACTCAGACGGATTTAATTCTTGCTGATATTGCTACTCGCAATCTTGGTTTGGAGCAGAAGGGTTTTAATTTGCAGTTCGATAAGGATATGCGTGATACTCAGTCCGATTTTCGCCGTGAAGCTTTACGTAAGTTGCGTAATGATACTGATGTTTCTATTGCTGAAAATGTCCGTCGTGAAATTGCCAATTCTCAGTCTGTTCAGGAATCTGTTGAGCGCATTAAGACTATGGTTGAGCAGCGTAAAGGTATGCCTTTGGATCGTGCTAAGACTGCTGCTGAGACGCGTAACATTATTCGTGCTTTTGATCTTATGCAACAGGATGGTATTATTAAGGAGCTAGATATTGAGCTTAAGCGCATTGGGCTTAATCCCGGTTCTCCTTGGTATGCTACTGTTGTGGGTCGTATTTTTTCTGATGGTATTACCGGGAAATCCGGTTTTTCTTTACCTTCTCAATATAGTCAGGGTTCTGCTGAGCTTAAGGCTGTTATTGATAAAATTCAATCTTATTTTCGATGAAACGAAAAGATAATGTTTTTGCTACTACTGCTTTGCAGAAAACTCCTAAGAATAAGTTCGACTTATCTCATGATAAGAAACTTACTTTTTCCATGGCTGAGCTTACTCCTACTTGTTTGATGGAATGTTTGCCGGGTGATGATTTTCAGATCAATTTTGTTAACATGCTTCGCTTTATGCCGCTTGTGGCTCCTGTGATGCATAAGGTTAGGGTTAAGACTGAGTATTCTTTTACACCTAATCGTTTACTTTGGACCGGTTGGGAAGATTTTATTACCGGTCAATCTTCCGAGGAGGCACCTTATATTCTTATAGATGATGCTGTTCAGGAAGGCAGTGTTGCCGATTATTTGGGTATTCCTCCGGGCGATTATTCCGCCGGCCCTATTCGTGTTAGTGCTTTTCCTTTTGCCGCTTATTATAAAGTTTATGACGACTGGTATAGGGCGCAGTACTTTAATGCTGAGGAGTTTGTTCCTCTTGTTCCGGGTGATAATACCACTGCTTATGCCAAGGCCTTGACTGATAATCCGCTTCGTAGGGCTTGGGAACATGATTATTTGACTAGTGCGTTGCCTTTTACTCAGCAAGGGTCGGATGTTTCTTTGCCTTTGGTTAATGCTCAGAACATTCCCGTTTATTTGGATTTGAGTAACGCCGCTACTCTTTCTGAAAAGGTGGGTATAATAATTAACTCTAATACTGGGTTGCCTATTGATCCCGGCGGCGGTGCCCCTTCTCTTAACGTTGAGGCTGGCCCTAGTCCTTTGACTTCTTCTTTGCGTGCTGGTGGTAATGAGGCTGTTTATGATCCTAATGATACTTTGTATGTTGATGTTCAAGCTCAGGCTGCTACTATAAATGATCTTCGCGAGGCTTTTGCTTTGCAGTCGTTTCTTGAGCGTTCTTTGCGTGGTGGTCTTCGGTATTTTGAGCAGCTGTTTTCTCATTTTGGACAAAGGTCGCCTGATTCTCGTCTTCAACGTTCTGAAATTATTGGTCGTTCAGTGCAGAATATGACTATTTCTGAGGTGCTTTCTACTGCTCAGACTGATGCTGATTCTACTATCACTCCGGTTGGGCAGATGGCCGGTCATGGAATTAGTGTTGGAGGTTCTGAGACCATGCGTTATCACTGTGAAGAGCATGGTCATATTTTGGGCCTTATTTCTGTTGTCCCTGATACTGCATATCAACAGGGTATTAACAAGATGTTTTTTAAAGATGATCGTTTGGACTATGCCTGGCCGGATTTTGCTAATTTGGGTGAACAACCCGTTCTGAACAAGGAGGTTTTCGCTATTGATGCGACAGTTCCCTATGACAAGGATGGCATATTCGGTTACATGCCCATTTATAGTGATTATCGATATATCCCGTCTCAAGTTGCTGGTGCGTTTCGTTCCTCTCTTGCTTTTTGGACGCTTGGCCGTATTTTTGATCCCGCCGCTCCTCCTCAGTTAAATGCTGAATTTATTACTGCTGATCCTTCTACTCGTATTTTTGCTGTGACTGGTGATGGTAATGATACTATTTTGGCGCAGGTGTTTAACGCTCATAGTGTTGTTCGTAAGTTGCCCC